TATGTGAAGATACACGACAAAGAATAATACAATCACGATGATAATGTTTATGGTTTATAATTACCAATTTGTTAGTTTGTTCAATAAACTCATTACAAATTCTACAACATTTGATTTCACAGTTTAGCTGATATTCCATTGGTATTATATTATTTTAAAAAATATACAAATAATATAATTATGGTAGATGACAAAAGATTAGAACATAATAAAAAATCATTAGAATATTATTATAAACATCGCCAAGAAATTTTAGCTAAAGGGCGTCAAGCATATCACACTAAAAAGGCTGATAAAAAACTTACTAGTCAGACTGCTCTCCGTGCTTACAATATTAAAACTAAACTGGATGAACTACTTATAAAGAAAGAAGCCTTTAAACAGAAATTATTAAACGAGCAACTAACAAAAAATAATAATAATAATATATAAATGCTGTTTCAAAAATCAACACGCAAAGGTAAAAGATTTCAGGCTACATTTGCCAATGGAAAAATTGTCCATTTTGGACAAGCTGGGGGGCAAACATATATTGACCATGGTGACGAAGCTAAGCGTGCTGCCTATTTAGCAAGACATGAGAAGCGGGAGAATTGGAACGACCCTTTTAGTGCTGGGGCTTTGAGTCGCTGGATTCTTTGGGGACCTACTACAAGCTTTGATAAGAACCATGACCTGTTTATGAAGAAGTATCCAATTACTTATCAGAAGTAATTTCGTCTCCCCAACCGCTGTAATTACTTCCATCAATATCACAACACTCACATACTCTTTTTTCAATTCCATTAGCTCCAGTTGAAATCCCTACTTCATCTTCATCATGTGTGCCACATTCTTCACATGTATATTTTGTTTCTTCCTCCTTCTCGCACTCACAGCACCCGCACCCGATACAACAGTCGCATTCGTCGCACCGTTCGTGGTCGGGGAACTCTTCACGGTGCTTTGCGTCTTCCACTTCCTCATCAGAAGTAATATCGTCACAAAAACAATCTTTACAAGGTTGTTTTATAATATCATCTTCTTGAAATTTACAGATTGGTTGCCATTTATTACAAACATTACATAATCCACTATCGTCGTCCTTTATTTCAATTCCATTTGGATTCCATTCAGGCTCAGCCTCTTCTTCATCAGAAGTAATATCGCAGCCCAAATATGTTAATATTCTTGTTTGTTGTTCATCTGTCAAAACTTTCATAACATGATTTACATCAAATCTACCTACTATTGGAAATGTGAATAAATTACTTTTTACTGTTAAACGGTAATCCCAATAATAATGAATATTTATTCTTTCATCATCATTGGTTGTGATAGCACCTTCAGATAATATATAAGTTTTATATTCGTCTTGCTTTCCTTTGTTTCCTGTGAAACCTGCTCCAATTTCAAATCCTAATATGTTATCCAAAATATACTGGATATGATTGCCTTGAACTTTAAGATTTGTTGCCATTTTATTCGTTCGTTCGTTCTTTAAGTTGTTTTAATATATATTTAATAAAACAATTTAAATGTGGCACAAAATATTTCAATTTTTTTCATTTATTAGAAAAAATGAAAAAAGTGTAATTTACAACAAACAATATCGCAATATCTTAGCTTGTTTATTATATGCCATTTTGCCTCTCATATAATTGCGTTGCCAGGCATTATACTTCTCTTTGCCTGTGGTCTTTTTCCAAATTTGCGTTGTTAGTCTTACCCGTTTCAACTTGTTTTTAGCTGTATCTAATGGAGTCATATCTTTCATTTCCATTAATGTGTTTAGACTGTATGATGTAGCAGACATGGAATTCAAATTCGCCTTAAACTGAACTATGTATTTCTGTTCTTGGACCATCGCATCACTCCTGGTTTCTACCTGTTGCGACCCTACTATGGAGCATACTACATTTTGCCACCCACCATGTTCCCTGATGACTTCATACAACTTGAAATGGTGATTGGGTTGTAAGTAATTATGGCAACTGTTTTTGTGGCTATTCAGTCTCTTATTTAAATTCGTAGTGCTGCCAATGTAGCAGTGCTTTGTGTCTTTGATGGCTATCTTATAGAATGTATAAACTAACATATTCTTTTATATACTATGCGAATATTATATTTCTAACAAAAGAACGAATTAGGAATTTAATCCGAGTTTCCTTAATGTTTAGGGAAAAACAGTTTAAATATAATATAACCATATTATACAAATGCCGGCATCCGAAGCACAAAAACGAGCTAACAAAAAATGGCAAGAAAAAACAAAAGGTATTACATCAGAAGCACAAAAACGAGCTAACAAAAAATGGCGTGAAGCAAATAAAGAAAAGTATAATTCAATTTGTTTGATTCTAACAAAAAAGAATAATTTGTATAAAAGCGAATGTGAAAGATTAAGGAATATATTATATTTAAAATAAAATTGAATTAATTTTAAAAGTATTTAAATATAATATATCAATAGTATATATAATAATGGAAACCAACTTTTCAGACATTTTGGGTTATGAGTGTATCGTAAAGAAACAACTCGGTTTTAACTTTCAATCATTTATTGTTCTTTACAATGATGTAGGGCATTGTAATCATGACCAGTTAAGGCGACATATTGATAAAATTGTTAATGATAAGACACGAATGAAAAATCAATTGACTGGCAAATATGATGAGGAATTATGTTTCTTTAATAATTGTAATAACATGAACAAGTATGTAAAGGCTATTAAATCAGTAATGGAAAAATGTGATTTGAAACTGTATTGGCAATACCTTTGTAAAAAATTTAATGAAACAATTACGGAACTTACTTTGAAACATGAAGGGTTAAAAAGTGAAGCAACTAACAAAAATAAGCAACATATGAAGGAGCATGCTAGTGAGGAAATAACTTGTGAATGTGGCGCAATTGTTTCACGAAGGCATATTGCCAGACACAAAGCTACTAAAAAACACCTTGATAATATGCCCTGTAAGGAATGTATATAATATTTTATTTTATTTTAGTAGGGAAAAGGAGAAGGAGAAGGCACCCATAAAAGTGGGAAAAGAGCCAAGAGTCGTATAAAATTTCCAAAAAGTGACAAACATGTTTGTCACTTTTTGTATAAAAGCAAAAGAAATGTTTGAAAAACACAATTTTACGGGAGCCTTCTCCCTATCCTATATTATATTTAAAAGGAAACATTAAGGAGTTTTTAATTTGATTAGTTTTTAATTTGATTAGTTTTTAATTTGATTAGTTTTTAATTTGATTAGTTTTTAATTTAATGATTTAGGCGTTTTTAATTTAAATATAATATATCTATATTATATATAAATGGACGCCCAAACTAGCGCAATGTTTTTACAACTGATGGCTCAAAACCAACAATTAATGACACAATTAATGTCACAGCAGAATGGTAATAATAAACCAGCTGAAATTAAAAAAACTCATAAGTTACTAGATGAATTGAATCCAATTACTTTTACAGAATTGTATGATGACTTTGATTTTTTACCGCTAAGTAACTTAAATGGATTTTCATTACCTGACTTTTATGCTCACAATATTATTAATAATTTAAATAAATATGATATTATGGAACGACCAATACAACTGATTGATAAACGACGTAAAAAAATTAGCTACAAAAATGAAGACACATGGAAATCAGATGATGAATGGTTTATGCCTGTGTATAAATTAATTTTCAAATACTATTGTGGCAAATTTGCTTCAGAAAAGAAACAGTCAAATAAATTTAAATACAATCATGAAGCAGATGATAATATAGATGATAAGGATATTGATGAGGTTCAAAGTTTAATTGGAAAGTTTTATGATGTGACCAAGTATCCGTATGCCAGTTTAAAAGAAAAAACTATTACCAAGGTGATAAGCAAATTGGAGGAGCTTAATTAAACAGAAGGATTTACTTGTGATGTAGGTGGTATTTGCGATTCAGTTATTCTTTTACATGCTACATCAAATATGCCTTTATTCATTTCAATCCCAATAAACATGGCTTTCATTAAATTTCACCTTCTATTAGTAACCGCAATCGTGTTATTAACAAATGTGGGATTTTACTTCGTTCTTCTGCGTTCTTATCTCCAAAAGCATGATAATATCTAATAAAACGATTTTTAAATTTATGATATTTCAAACAATATGTATCTTCAGACATTGTAGGTAGCTTTTCATTTCCCCATAAAGGCAAATTAGACCATATATTAGTTGGTTTTGGAAATCCCCAACCATAGTTACCATAATAAACTAACACTTTGTTACCATTTACTTCTTTCATAAATTCAATTAGTGGTGGAAAATGTTGTAACAATCCAAGAGGATTCTCTATGAACCACGCCTTACATTTAAAATATTTTAAAATTTCTATTACTCTTAATATCATATTATTACCTAGTGTTGCTTTTTCTTGAAATTCATTGCCATTACCATATATCATCTTTTTTGTTCTATACTTACCTCCTGTTGCTATACTGAATGTAGTACAATCTGGACTAGCCCATATAACATCAAAATAATCTTGATGATATTGTGTATAATCCCACATCAAAATATTTACTGTGTGTGTAGCATTAAATTTTTTATTATAATCTAAACTTACTACTTCATATCCAGTAGTTTCAAAAATACTACCCACACTCTTTGTGCCGCAAAATAATTCTAATAATCTTTTTGTCATCTATATACTAACATTTTATTAAAAATTCTTAATACAACTCCTTAAACAAGGCTTTTACTAGCCGGAGGCATGCGTCGCTATAACTGCTCCCCTGTGATTTTTTATTAGCCTTCATATATGTAGGGCGTCTGTACTGTATCAAATCCAAATTATTAATACGACCCTCTTCCTTCACAGTATGTAGGATAGTTTTGCCGGTGTCCAAATCCCAAATAGTATGTAGGCAGTAACATGGTTCGTCAAATACAAAAACCCAATCCGCATCATTATCGTCAGACATTTATAATAACAGTATATTTATTATAAATCAATTACTTCCGTATCAGATGTGTCTTATCAACACGTGCTGCTTTGCCACCCATGACGGCACTGTAGACACGTGCCTGTGCCCATTGCTCAGGTGACCTAATTCCTTTTCTCACACTGGTAGGATTTGTTTTAAAAGCTCCAACCCCTTTGTCAAAAATGGTTTCCAATCCTGACTTCTTGTAGCCAGTGATTTTGGAGATGTCTGCTAAACTGTGTGGAGTATCCTGCTCAAATCCATACTTCCTGTTAAACTGATTTTTGTAAGTGTAAGCCATTGTATACTAACAAAATATTTTAATCCGCAAAGTAATATGGAGATACAACTTTTGGTTTCTCAGCAACACCAGGTGTCACTTTGAATTTGGAAGCTGAGTTTTGTTGCGTCTTAGTTTCACGTTCCTTCTTAATTGGCTTTACTGGTTCTTCTTCTGATTCAGTTGCGTCCTCATATATGATGGTCTTCTTCTTTGGTTTCTTTTTCTTTTTAACTACGATTACTTCCTCCTCGGATTCACTAGCGGATTCATATACGACCTTTGGTTCCTTCTTTTTCGGGGCGGGTTGGGAGAGAATTTTCTTCTCTTTTTTCTTAGGTGCTAGTGGCGGCGGGGGTGGTGCCTCTTCTTCAGATTCCGTTTCCGGTTCAGGTTCAGGTGCTTTGATTGGTGTAGGTGTCTTGTCCATATCTTTTTTAAGTGGACCATTAAGTTGTTCTTTTATAGCCTGTAATCGTAATTTCTTTTCGTCCTTACTGAGACCATTTTTAGCAGTGGTTTTTATTTCCAGTGCTTTGCGCATCCGCTCGGTAGCGGCTTTTTGTGCTTCACTGCGTTGTTTCTTAGGTTTAGTAAGTCCCACATCATCTATGGTGTCATCAAGTTGGTCAGCCATCTATATATAAAGCATAAGATTTTATTTTTTCTTAATTAAACAATTGCCTAAATAATAATATAGGGGTAATATAAAATGCCAATAGTGGAGATTAAAGAAGAAGTTAACCATGATATTAAGAGCATAAAGCCTGTCAAGGAGAAGATGGATAAATATGTGAAAGATATTCCTGATGGTATATCTAGGCGTAATGGTATGATTTATTTGTTAGTTGGTAGTGGAGGCAGTGGTAAGACTAGTTTGCTTTTGAATCAGTTTAGAAAGGGTGGGTCTTACCATAGGAAGTTTCATAATTTGTATTTGTTTACACCATCTATCAGTTTCATGTCTGTTAAGAATCATCCGTTTGAAAAGCATGATAAGGTTTATCATGAACTAACAAGGGATAGTTTAGAAGAGTTATATTCTGAACTCAAAAAGAGAAAAGAAGAATGGAGTGAGTCTGATGATGGTGATGATGAGATGGAATATAACTGCGTTGTGATTGATGATTTTGCCAGCAGCCTTAAGGAGAAAGATGTTCAGAAGTTGCTTAATACAATGCTTATTAAAGCACGGCATTTGAATACCTGTTTTATTTTTACGCTACAGTCGTATATGTATTTCCCCAAAATGTTGCGAAAGCAGACGACATATGCTACCATTTTTAAACCGAAGAATCGTGAGGAGTGGAATACAGTGAATCAGGAGTTGTTACAAATGAAAGAAGAAGATGCTAGAAAGATATATGATTATGTGTTTGGTCAAGAATATTCGCATCTAGATATAGACACGATTGAGAATAAGTTGTATCGTAATTTCAATCCACTAGTAATTACTGATAGTAATAGTCTTTAGCTAATTATCTCTAGATAATATAACTAACAAATGGAACATATAGAGTCAATCCAAATCTTTTTAAATTCGCGATATGCTACTGACACGGTGGGTGGTAATATAGCAAACAGTATTTATTATTTGCCCGTGATTGAAATTCCAGATGGTCACCATATCTATCTGTCTTTACAAAATGCTACTATCCCCTACAGTTTCTATAGTATCAGCAGTTTTGATAACACCTTCATTTTTGGAGTGGTCGGTGACCCAGCTACAACATATTATGTGGAACCAGGTAATTATAATATAACCCAACTTATAGGGGTAATCCAAACAGCAATGGGCGCATCTTATACAATAACGTATAGCAGTATAACCAGCAAACTCTTGATTACTCATGCGACAAGTAACTTTATAATATATGCCTCGACAATAAATCATGCTTTGGGATTTAGCAAAACTACCAATACAACGAGTGCTGCTAATCTTTTGTATAGTCGTGATTGTGTCAATGTGAATCAGATTCGTGCCCTTAATATTGAAATCAACTTCCCTACATATAATGTGAATATAGCTCAGGCGTATAATCAGAATATTTTAGCGACAATTCCAGTATATGTGGCGCCATATTCCATAATTACTTATACAAATAATAATAACTTTAGAACAAATTTGTATGTCAATAAATTAGACCAAATTCAGATTCGGATTTTGGATAATGAAAATAGGCTTGTTGATATGAACGGTGTGCAATACCAAATGACGCTTCAATTGGATTGTGTCAAATTCACGGATTAAAACAATTAAGGAAGAATAAAATATAGTTATAGATTATAAATGATTGGATATAAAAAACCACTTGGTAGCGCTATGATGGGATTTAAAATGCCCCTTGGTAAGCATAGACTTGGTAGTAAAATACCGCTATTGATGAGACCTGCTGCGAAACAGGTTGCTGAAGCTTTAACAAGAAAAGTATCGGCGGGTTTAGAGAGAAATGTTTTGAAGCGATAAAGTTGCGAACTTAGTCCCCTCCCAATTTTATTTAGCAAAATAATGAATTAATTACAATTAACTCATTATTTATTTTCTGAACTATTATTATAATGATTCCAGCGAACCTCAATGGGGTTCAAAAGTGTATCCAAAAGATATGCTAGTCCTATTTAGGGCAACACATCCAAATTGCGGGAAACTCTCGTTAGGTCTATACTACTAAATCATAGTAGAAATATTATGATGGCGATTGCTAATTACAATCGGTAAAGTAAAAATGTATAGAATAGAGACAATCCGCAGCCAGTCTACTAAATCCGTTATGATAGGAAATGTAGGCGGTTCAACGACTAAATGCCTGTGGGCGTCAAGTGAGGGTCTAATCAACCTGATGACGCATAAGATATAGTCTAGTCCCATCTGAGAAGATGCTTATCCCATTTAAAAAGATAAGACGCTTAACAAGAGGAAATGCTTGTTAGTTATAGCGTGGTAGTAACGAAAATTTCAATCTAAGGTTGAGTCGGCGCCCGCACGCAGATATTTAACCCAAATCCAACCTCAAGGAGGTTCCAGTTTTTCTCCAAGTGACACAATCACCATCAACATCCCCACAAGAAATAATACTGCTCTTATTCCCTCTGAGTCTTATTTGAGAGGCACCCTCAGTTTATCTTGTTCGACGGCGAACGCCACCGCTGCTACCTTTGAGTCAGCAGGTGTTCACGGGTTCATCCAAAGAATCCGTGTGTTTCATGGTTCTAACCTTTTGGAGGATATTGATAATTATGCCCAGTTGGCGAAAATCCTTTATGATTTCCAGGCATCCGATGATACTGTTAAGGGGCGCCTTGCTGTGACAAGTGCCACCAATCCTCAATACAATGTTACCTCAGGAACTATCGTCAGAGGTGTAAATCGTGGCGCTACAAGTGGCGTTACAACTACTGCCACCACTGTGCCTTTTGCTATCAACTTGGTTTCTATGGTTGGTGCTTTAGCAGGTGATAAGTATTTGCCTTTGTGGGAGATGACTGCTGCTCCCCTTCGTGTAGAAATTGTTTTGAAAGCATCTGTTGTAACAAGTATGATGTCTCTTGCTGGAACTGCCACTGCTCAAACCTTTGCTGTCAGTGGAGTAAATTATTGTGGAGAATTTTTGGAACTACCTGATAGCGCTGTTTCTGCCATCAAATCTGGTTCTTCCAGTCCGATGCAAATGGTCTTGCCCTCTTTCAGGTCTTATACCAATAGTGCTGCGATTACCACTGCTGGCACGCAGGTGTCAATGCCTATCCCGGCAAAATTTTCGTCCCTTAAGAGTATTTTTGTAGCCACAAGAACCTCTGTTGGTGCTGATGGGTTATATCCCAACTCTCACTGTAAATATGGTCTTACCAGTTATAATTTCAGAGTGGGTTCGGAAGTGCTACCTTCTTCTGCTCCTACGATTGTCCCTGAATTTTATTCTGAGGCGGTTAAATGCTTTGGTTCTCTTGCCGATTTGAGTTTACAACCTTCTATTGATTTGGTTAGTTACTCATTAGATGTTCCCAATACTATTGCCAGTTCTGGTGATGCTTCCCTTCTTGACTCAGGTTCATTCGTTATTGGAATTGATACTGAAATATACCAGAATGCTGATAAGGCGTCCATATTCTCTGGAACCAACACTAACACTTCAGATATATTCTATATTGCGAATTTCACACCTGCTGGAAACGTTACTATTCTCCAAACTGCATTTGCGAATTATGACCAAGTGCTAGTGTATGAGAACGGTGTTTGCTATGCTAGATATTAAGCATTAAGCAACAAGTAGATTAATCATATTATAATAAAAATATTCAGTTATTATAATAAGTATGCAAACAGAAGTAGCAAAATTATGGCTCTATGGAGCAAATATAGGAACCACACAAACACAAATCGGAATACGAAACTCTACCAACACCGAATACACATTTTTTGTAGATTTGCGACTGGTTTTAGGCGAAACGATGTTTAAAAAATATGAGGCGTTCAAAGTATATTTTGGGTTTGTAAATCTGGCAACAGGCACAACCGCAAATATTGACACGATATTTGTAAATGGAATAAATCTAATACAAGCGTCGTATCAAGGCAAAGAAGCAGGATTTAATACGGCAGTTGATATTTACAGTCAAACAGTCCAAATAAATGACTCCTTTAGTGTCGGTGGCAAAAATGCTAATACGCAAGAGTTTGTGATGATAAAACCAGATAACGCAAAAGTATCGCTTACTATATCATTTGCTCGTGATGATGCCGCAGTTCCAACTTTGTCACAGGGAGTATTTTTCTTGACATTTGCGCCATTCCAAAAAGATAAGATTTATAAAAACCCATTCAACTATTTGTATCAAAATGAATTAGCAAACTTCACATTAACAACGCAAATCTTGTCGGCAGGGGCAACGAATGCTTTTGGAACCATGAACTCAACATTCACCACTTTTAATTTTACGAATGTAAATATGCGACGCATTATTGGGACGATGTGGGATAAATACGATAAGTTCAATTTGGTTGTCTCAAATGTTGGAGTAGGAAATACGTCAACAACAATAAGCTCAAACCAGCGTTTTATGTTTTTCCAAATACAAGGACTCCAATTTATTAATTGTTTAAGCACAACTACAACCTCAACATTTTCACAAAGTGTAGCATATACACCAATATTCAGATATACAACAGCCTCATCGGCAGACAGTGATAGTTTTGCGGTGCCTGACAGTTTAATCAGCTTTAGAAAACCTGAATCGGAGAATGTAGATTTAGCGTTTCAAATGTTTACCGTAAATGGTGGAGGAGCGGCACTCAATTTACAAATGAATCAGTTTAGTTTCACATTTACCGTTGTGGGAATCAAAGAATAAAATATAGTGATAATATAAATGCTTAGTGAAAGTGGTTCATTGATATTATCAACAAGTTCAACAACAAGTCCATGTACGATTAATGCTACAAAGTCAGACTTCACCTTCTCAAATATTAATATGCGAAATGTGCTCGGTGCTGCATGGGATAAATATGATGTGTTTTGTATGAAAGTTGCGTCGGTAGCAACAGAGGGAACAATAACACTCTCAAACTCAACACAGGGATTCATCTGCTACAATATGGCGGGACTTACTTGGGAAAATCTCCATTATGATACGGCATATATGAGTCAAACTTTTGTGCCAATTGCGGTCGCAGGTTTATCGACAGGAACGCCCAGTATAAATCAATACATTACAAATACAGGACAAAGTTATAATTTTCGTAAATCTTCTGACATAGTGGTTTTGAACTTTACAATTACAGGTCCAGATGAAACAAGTGGTCCCAGCACCTTTGGAACGGTCCCAGTAGGCAATGTTTATAATAATGTAGCATTTCATTTGGTATTTGAACCAGTCATACCAGGTGAAATGAATGAGTGTGCGTTTTTTGGATTCAATCTTAGTTCATTAATATCATCGCAAGTTGGTCGCACAGTAAGTTCAGACCGCAAAGAGTATAATTATCCTGCGTTTGATATGAGACGCTTGTGCCGTAATTTCTGGGATAAACATGAGGATTTTGAAATCCAATGGGCGTTTCATAATAATATCGGGATTGGAACTTTATCAGGAAATGCGAGGATTTGTCTGTTTCAAATGAATGGACTCAATTTTGTCAATAGTGCTACAAAGAACAGCAATAGCACAGATAGACTGGGAATGACTACGGAATCGCCAATAATAGGGTCAATTATTTACGCAACTGCTTCAACAACACACGCAGCAATTATGTATGCGAATTATGCCCCAATTCAATTCAAACGAGATGGCGACAATGTAAATCTCACAATTAATTTGAAAAATAACGAAAATTCGGCAGCATTTGCTTTTACATTCACATCAAGCAACCCCAGAGGCACAATCGGTTTTTTCATTAAACCAATTTACAAAGTCCCAAAAGCAACGCTGTTTATAAACCCATTTGGACTTACAACATCGCAAACAAATCTGGGTATAATTAATTCTGGTGCGACTGAATTCACTCTGAATAATGTAAATATGCGTCAGCTGTGCCGTTCCATGTGGGACAAGTATAAGAAGTTCAATATATTTTTAACAACAGCAATAAGTCAGTTGGCAACAACACAAACGGCAAACCAAGCATATATTTTACAAATGGAGGGGTTGAACTTTATTAATCAGACAGCATATATAACTGGCACAGGTCAGACGCAAACGGCAACATTCGGGACGGTCACGATGTATGGGGCAGTTCAAACGTCAAATACGTATCAATCGTCACTTGTTACAAGTTTTAATCGGGACCAGGATTTCGTCAATTTGACATTGCGAGCGGTGCTCCTTGCTCCTGGAACGGCATTTACATCAAATCCGCTAAACTGTAATTTCGGCTTTACGATTGTGGGAATAGAAGAAGATGAAGAACAAGCAAAAGAATTTACTCAGAACTGGATGCCTATTGCTTAGACGAATATATCTGAGTCCTTAATGTTGCCGATGTCGTGTGCGTGGTAGGCGTCTATAGCAGCAGCAATACCAATCTGCTTTGGGTCACCCTTAATTAAAGCAGGTATGATTGTTCTGGTATGCGGATTGGGAAGTGTTTTAAGATTCTTGGAACCAGCGCTGGCAAGTGAAACGATGTCACCAGCAGACCTGTAAACATTTTGGTTGCCTTTGACTTTCTGCCCAATGGTCTGTCCTGGGTCAAGAGCAAAAACCTTGTCGGACTTCTTGGCAATATCTTGAACTATTCGGCCGCCAAGTGAATGTCCTGTGATGCTCACGTTAGCAGGATTATATTTTGCTTTGGCTTTCTTCAAGGTTTCGTCGGCGCTCTTGTAACGGTCGGTGTCCTTGAATCCACCAAAGACATTTTCGTAACCCCGCTCAAATTTGTTTTTCCAAGATGAAGGCAACAGTGTTTCAATGCCACGCTCCAAGGGCTTGCCAATTGCTTTGATGCCTTTGCCGATAGTGCCACCTAAGGCTAATTTAGAATCCACATTGACCCAATCCGTTAATGATTGACTGCCTGTGACGTTGTAGAGGAGTTTCTTACTTTCAGGATTGTAATAGACCTGCTGATTCTCATTGCTCAGTTTTTTGTCTATAGTGTAACCATATTTTGCCATTTCTGACCCCTTCTTATTTTCAGGTAAATAACCCACGCGAAGACTGTCATATAGACTAAGAGCAGGACGGTTTGAATTAGGGATAACATTCATTTATATTATATGTGTATATAAAATAAATATTATTGGGTTTTGCTTTCCGCTAAATTGCGCCTGTATTCTATTTCTTCTAATGGAGTCATTTTTGTTGCTTCTTTCCAGTAGTCTTCTAACAAATAAGAAAGACAAGGGAATTGCTCCATAAGTCCAGCAGGGATGCGGTTGTAATAATAGTCCATGTCTTGCCAGCCCATACCGAAGCGAGCGGTACTAAATGTAAATTCCACTTCATCCAATCTATAAACCAGACTGTCTGGTAAGTTATCTAAATCAATAAAGACTTCACGGACATTTTCTTGTGCTAAAAATTCTGCCATTTATTTATAGTGAGAAAATTATTATTACAAATAATCTTCCAAAATTCTATTAATATCAGCAAGAATTAGTGACTTAGAATTTAGACTAACATCTCTGTCACCAGCACCTGTATCTGTTAAAGTAATATAGTAGTCCTCGATAGCATTATAAGTATTTCTCATGGTTGGTATTTTACCAAGACCAAGTTCATCAGCAGCATCTTGAGCGTCGCGAACAAGTTTTGTTTTTGGTTTTGTTGCTTTTTTAGTCTTGGCAATAAATGATTCTGGCATCCCCAAAGCTTCAGCAGCGGCACTTGACATACCACCACCGCCAATTTCTAGTCTTTCTTGTGGTCCTAATCTTGCGCCTACTTCCTCCCCTTCAGCAAAAAGTTCCGTTTGAACTTCAGGTTTTGCTTGTGGTCCACCTTCATTAAGAGTTTCAGTAAAAGTTTCCTCTTGAATGTCAGGAAGGAAAATTGTGCTTGATTGCGCAAAAGGGTCAGCCCTTTGTCCAGCGCCTGGGTCTTGTGCGCCCCTAAAACGCTCTAATATAGGATTCATTATTCCACCAAGTCTTGTAATATCAGCAAAGCGTTGTCCCTGTTGTTGTTCAATGTCAGCTAATCTTTGTTGTTGGACTTCAGCACGAAGTGTGGCAACACCAGCATTATTGCGCTCTGTAATATCTGCGATTTGTTGCTGACTCATACCAGGTTCAATCTGTCTCAAAGCAAATATGTTTGGATTTCCTCGTTCCTTTTCTCCTTCTAAAGTTTTGACATATCCTACCATGTCTGATTCCTGTTTTAAATCGTCCATCATTTTTGGTTTAGGCTTGCTTTTAGCTTTAGCAGATTTGATAATGCCTAGCTTTTTCAATTCACGTATAACGGCTAAAGTGTCGCTGTTTTGTCCGTAAGTCCTCACGGATACACTGTTCATGTTTGAGATACGAGTCATTTTATATAATATAATATTATTATAATATAAGAAATAATGAGTATAAATAATTTGGAGTTTACTAGTTACAATTTCCTTTCCAATTTAGCAACAGTCAATGCTGATGAAGTAAATACCAATGTACTAACAAAATCAGACCCAGACATATCAGACCTACAATTTGATATGTTAGAAGGTATCAATACAAATGAAACAATACAGGAACAAATTGATAATATTGTTGTGGGGCTACAAACTACTGGATATTGGGGAGCCTTTTGGAGTGATGTAGACCAAGCTAATGCGGGAGCAACAAGTGCGAATCTAATGACAGTAAATAATAGTGACCCAAATAATAATGATGTTGTAATAGGTGCGACCAGTTCGCAAATCAAAGTATTGAATGAGGGCGTTTATAATATCCAGTTTTCAGCACAAGTTGATAAAACAGACGGAGGTAAAGACACAATAGATATATGGTTTTTAAAAAATGGTGTCAATATTCCAGACAGCAATAGTATTTACACAATGGAAGGCAACCCTGATAAATTAGTAGCAGTGCTGAATTTTATGCTTGAATTAAATGCGAATGATTATATTCAAATAGCGTGGCATTCATCAGATACAGCAATGTTTTTACATCACGATGCGGCAGGTGCGTCTCCTACACGCCCAGCGACGCCAAGTGTAATAATAACGGTTCAACAAGTTATGAATACTATGGAAGGACCTCAAGGAGCGCAAGGACCAACAGGAGCGCAAGGAACATCAGGAACCAATGGAGCGCAAGGACAGCAAGGAGCGCAAGGGCCATCAGGTGGAGCGCAAGGAGCGCAAGGACAGCAAGGAGCGCAAGGGCCATCAGGTGGAGCACAAGGAGCGCAAGGAGCGCAAGGGAATCAAGGGAATCAAGGAAATCAAGGACCCGCAGGTGATGGACCAGTAGCGTATTCGGCGTTAGCATTAGCAACCACAACGGCGGCAACACTAGGAGGATATATTGTAAGCAATAATGCGTCACAGGCGGCACAAGATGTGATAATTGCTACAAACACTGCTGATATTGCCACAGATGAAGCGCGCATCACAACATTAGAAGTGAAAACAACGACACAATCTTTTTCTGCCATATCAGGAACCACATTTTCAGGGCGTGTCAATATTGGAAGCACTATTGCTGGTGTTGAACTCAACCAAACAGTGGCAAGTGTATTTGGTTCTGGAATCACTTCTTCGGGACTAATCTCAACAACAAATGTTTTTACAAGCACAGGAGGCACATCTCAGATGGATTCGCTATTGGTCAATAATAATTTTGAAGTCACGAATGATGCGACCATCACAGCAGGTGAAATGTATATTACACGAACCCTACTTACTTCGCAAAAGAAACTAATCCTCTATGATAATAACACAGGCAATGATTATGACTATCTTGGGTTTTGGACAGATAGCGGGGCAACAAGTCGTAAGTTTTTAAATGCGGAAATAGATGGTAATGCGAACTCGGCATTCCAATGGTATTATGGAGATGGTTTGGGATTGTCTAGAACCCTGATGAAATCAATGAATCAAACAATAGAAACCAGTTATATTCCAACATCAAAATTTCTTAAATCTGCTGGAGCATCGCAGGAAATCGCACTTGTAAGAGATTCCACAAATAGCAAAGTAAGAATAGATATGATTGGTGATACTAATGGTGCCACTGATTTTGACGGGCAAATCATACAAGAGCAGGGAAATGGTGTTGATGACAATAGAGGGACAATGACTATTCAATCTGGGGCTTTGGAGTTGAACTCATTGTTGTCGGGTATTCAAGCAACATCCACAGGTTCAACAACATTACAATCAGGGACAACTATGAATATACTAAGCGGAAGCACTACAACTTTGACTAGTTTCGCAACAACCCAAATCAATTCAACATTCTTGGACATTAATGCGTCAAATAATATCACAATAGACACGCCGGAAACAACCACGATAACCTCCCAAAGTATTACTCTTGAATGTCCTTTGCCTGGTGGAGTCAATGGTATTTTATTAAAAACTAACGACCAACTAAATGAGATTAAATTGAATACTCTTGAAATTGGTAGTCACATCGTTTTACAAGCAGAGGAGGCAGATATAAAATTGACTACAGTTGGCGTAGCCACAAATATTTTATTAACAGCAGCCACAGAAGCAGATATTACGTGTTCTACATTAGACCTTAATGCCAGCACAACAGCAACGCTAGATGCCCCAACAATCACACTAACAAGCACAGGGAAACTTACTGTTGGTTCAGGAGCAAGTGAAACAGAAATTAATTGTGGCTTATTAGATATTAATGCTTCTGGAAATATTACGATGGATGCGCCAACAATTACTTTGACAAGCACTGGAGCAACAGAAATTAATAGTGATAGTGTTACTATTGAAACAACAACAGCAGCGACTGATTTAATATTGACAAATCCAACTACAAATTCTTTTGAATTAAATTGCCCTAACGGTTTATTTACAATTTCAACAAGCGGAGGAGCACTTACTCTTAATTCAGGAGCAGGCGAAACAGAGATTAATTGTGCCGCATTTGATGTCAACGCAACTGGTGCTGCCACGCTGGACGCAATAAGTCTCGTTTTGACAGCAAGCACTGGAGATATACAAATGAATATTGGCGATGATTTAGTGGTTACATCAGACCAAGTTAGTTTTACAACATCAAATACAACTGGAAATAACTTCATACACACTGCTTCCGTCACATCTGGAAAACAAATGGAACTTAAAGCAAACACAATTGATGGTTATACCGCACGACTATCTCAAACAGGAACGGGTGGTTTAACCATAACAGGCAGAGATAACGGAATTAATTTAATCAAGTCAAACGGAGCAGCATCAGATTTGAAATTAGAGTCAGCAAACATTACTACAATGACAAGCGTAGGTGAAACAGAAATTAATTGTGCCGCACTAGACATTAATGCCACTGGAAATGTGGATATTGATACAACAGGAAATATAACGTTGGGCACTGCTTTACTAACAATAAACAATGGCGGAACTGAAGCATTAACGGTGTCACAAACAACTGTGAGTATTGACCCCACCACGACTATTGAAATGTTTATTTTGGGAACAAGTAAAATGACAGTACAAAGCACAACAACATCAATTGTAAATACCACTATTAATTTAAATGGAGCAACAACTTTATCTTCTACATTAGGGGTCACAGGAGCAGCAACTTTATCTTCTACATTAGGCGTCACAGGATTATCCACACTCACAGGTGGTTTCACTAGTAGTGCTTCATCAAATATGAATCACAATTTTTTGATACAACAAGACACTTATCCACCAACAAGCACTTCTGCTTTGGGATACACTGGCACGGTAACAGTTGCCACTTCATCATTGGCAACAAGTATATCACAAGAAGGAACTTGGAACTTACCGAGTAAAGGTGTGTGGTTAGTTTGTTCTACAGTCACTTTTTCAACTAACTCTGCTGCGAATACTGAATATTTTCACGCAGTTATTTCACTAACAACCGCCTCTGCTACTGAAGCATCTGCTGGATTGTCATATTTTGAAGAGGACGACCAAGGTGTTGCTGGTTCAGGCACAAGAGATAAAGTATGTTTATCCGGTGTTGTGCGTGTAAATGCTGCGACTGCTTTGTTTTTTAATGCTTCAGGGAAAACAACAGGCACAGCACCATCAGTAGCTGCTGCTATTACTTATACGAGACTTGGATAAACCAAAAGTTTCAAAAAATAATACAAAATATAAAATATAATATTCCGTATTATTATAATGTCAAGTTTCGCCTTTTTGAAACCAGCCAACCAGTTATGGAAGGACGCAAAGATTGCGAAAGTCCGTGACCGCATTTTAGGACGCATTACTGAAATGCCTGCGGAGATACGCGCTAACAGACACAGCATGGAATTGCTGTCATTGATTTGTAATATGATTGAGAACTCAGGGATTAAGAACAAAGAGAAGAATGATAAACTTAAGATAGATAAGAAGTTGCTTCTCGTCACAATATACAAAACATTATATGGTAACCTATCAGCAGACGATATTGGAATTCTTGATAAGAATATAGAGTTCCTACACGACAACCAGCATATAGTGCAACACTCTTGGTATCGTCTTGCTACAAGTTGTTTTGTTGATTGGTTCAAACGTAAAGTGGTTTGAATAATTGAACAGATAAAAGATTATATAAGAGATAAAATACAGGACTGGTTAATTGACCAGTTCTTGGATAAGACACGGACTACAAAGTTGGTAGCAAATATGGCGCTGACTTTGGCGTCGCTTGATGTGATTGGTATAATAAAAATAATCCTTACGAGATATGGTCTGGAATATTTAATTAAGTATGTAGTTTTGATTTCTATGCTGTGACATAACTGAATTTAAGCTGTAGCCTAATATAACTGATTTAAAACTAATACAGAACTTATTTAAAAATTTTTAAATAAGTATTTGATTAATTTTATGTGCTGTTTAGTTAAGCAAATGCTTTTATTTTAGTTAAACTGCTTAAAGACAACGCCATATATAATATATAAGAGCATAATGAAGTGGTATTTTATATATAAAATTCAAATTAACAACGACATATACATTGGTAGCACTTCTTGGTTTGAGTGTAGAGCATCAGAACATAAGCGTAAATCTTGTGACGATAAATGCTGTAATAAATTATATACTTGTATTAGAAATAATGGAGGTTGGAAAAATGAATATATTTCTATTATAGATACAATATTTTGTGACCTAATAACATCACGAAATAGAGAACAAGAATGGATAAATAAATATAACGCTAATCTTAATAGTATTTCTGTTAGTGGAGCTTTTTCTACAATAGAAATTAAGGAAGAAAGTAATTTAACTAATAATAAAATCTCCACTATTATTACAATGGACTTCTCCGATGAACTAAAGAAACGCAAACCAAATATGTCAGCCAATAGTGTGAAGACATATAACTCCCTATTGCGCTCCGTGTATAAGAACGTATTTGGTAACATCAATGATGTTAGTCTGAAACAATTTGAAGACCATAAAAAGATTATGGAGTTTCTTAATGAGAAATCATTTGGCACACGTAAGACTTACTTGGCTGCGCTTGTGTGTATTGCTCCTGATGTTGCCGAATATAAGAAGCAGATGATGGAGGACATCAAAGAATATAATGATGAGACTAGCAAATCCGAACTAACAGACAAACTAGAAAACTCAGCAATCAATCCAGAAGAGATTGAAGCACTTGTGGATAAGTTGAAACGAGATGCTGAACTTCTTTTTAAGAAGAAGTCGCCACGTCTTGCTGACCTAATGGATATTCAAAACTATATTATATTGTCTCTTTACTATGGTCACATAGTTCCCAGAAGAAGTCTTGATTATGTGGACATGAAATACCAAAACTATGATAAGGAGAAAGATAACTATCTGGATTTAAAGAAAGAAAGATTTGTTTTCAATAAATTCAAGACTGCTCAAAAGATGGGTGCCGAACTAAAAGGTCAACAGACTCTTGATATACCTCCTGCTTTAAAGAAGATACTAACAAAATGGATTGCTATTATACCAAAAGAAATTGACCATCTCCTATTCAATACCAATTTGGAACCATTAAGTAATGTGACTCTTAACCAGCGACTCAATGCTCTGTTCGGTAAGAAGATTTCTGTTAATAGTTTGAGGCACTTCTACTTAACAAGCAAATACAAACAGCTTATGCTTGCTAACGAGGATATGGCTGAAGACATGGAGCAGATGGGTAGCTCATCTGCGCAGGCAAAGGTTTATGTGAAGATACACGACAAAGAATAATACAATCACGATGATAATGTTTATGGTTTATAATTACCAATTTGTTAGTTTGTTCAATAAACTCATTACAAATTCTACAACATTTGATTTCACA